GATTCAAAATATGCGGGGGCATATGTTAAAGAACCGAATCCTGGGCTTTATGATTGGGTGGTTAGTTTTGACCTTAATAGCCTGTATCCCCATCTTATTATGCAATACAACATCTCCCCAGAAACACTACTGGAAGAAAAGCATCCAACTGCAAATGTTGAAAAAATCCTAAATCAAGAACTTACGTTTGAGTTGTATAAAGATAAGGCAGTATGTGCCAATGGGGCAATGTTTCGTAAAGACGTTCGTGGATTCTTACCCGAACTGATGGAGAAAATTTATTTGGATCGTACCATTTATAAAAAGAAGATGCTTGCTGCCAAGCAAGAATATGAAAAGACAAAAAATAAAGAACTGATTAAAGAGATTGCTCGTTGCAACAATATCCAGATGGCAAGGAAGATTCAACTTAACTCTGCTTATGGTGCTATCGGAAATCAGTATTTCCGTTATTATAAATTGGCAAATGCAGAGGCAATCACCTTGTCGGGTCAAGTTTCAATCCGTTGGATTGAAAACAAGATGAATGCCTATCTCAATAAGATTCTAAAGACACAGGATGTTGATTATGTTATTGCTTCAGATACTGATTCTATTTACCTTAATATGGGTCCTTTGGTTGAACGTGTATACCAAGGAAGAGAGAAAACTACTGAGGGCATTGTTTCGTTCATTGATAAGATCTGTAAGGTGGAACTTGAAAAGTATATTGAAGGTTGCTACGAAGAACTGGCTGAGTATGTGAATGCTTATGACCAAAAGATGCAGATGAAACGTGAGAACATTGCCGAACGTGGAATCTGGACTGCAAAGAAACGATACATTTTGAATGTTTGGGACAGTGAAGGTGTTCGTTATGAAGAACCTAAACTGAAAATCATGGGTATTGAGGCAATCAAATCTTAGACTCCAGCACCTTGTCGCAAGATGATTAAAGATGGTCTCAAATTGATGATGAATGGGACAGAGGATGATGTAATTAAATTCATTGATAAGTGTCGTGAAGATTTCAAAAAACTTCCACCAGAACAAATTGCATTTCCAAGAACAGCATCTGATGTTAGAAAGTATGCGGCATCATCAACCATTTATGCCCATAAGACTCCAATTCATATTCGTGGAGCACTTCTCTTTAATCATTATGTGAAAGATAAGAAAATAACCAATAAGTATTCCTTGATTGGTAATGGTGAAAAAATTAAGTTTGTATATTTAAAAAAACCAAATATCATTCAAGAGAATGTCATTTCATTCATTCAAGATTTCCCAAAGGAACTTGGTCTTGACAAATACATTGATTATGAACTACAATTTGAGAAAAGTTTTGTAGAACCATTGAAGTCCATTCTTGATGCGATTGGATGGAATGTAGAAAAAACTGTAAACCTTGAACTATTTTTTGCCTAATGGATCTACCTATTAATGATGAAGAACTGAATACAATTATTAATGCTATGACTCTTGGTGGAGACACAGCATTGTTCCAAAAACTTAAACTGGTAAAAGAACTCCGAGAACAGGGTTTACCTTATAAAAAAATCTTACGTGAAGAATATGGACTTGTCGCATGATAACACTTCCAATTACAGAAAATGAGTTACAAATTATAATGGATACTCTTAAACGTTCACAACCTAGTCTTTATGCTAAACTTTGGGGATATAAAATGAACATTTTGAATAAGGAGAAAAAGAATGGAATTTCTTAAGGATATTGTAAAAGAAATCGGTGGTGAGTATACGCAACTTGCTTCTGATATTGATGAGACTGAAAAGTATGTTGACACGGGTTCGTACATTTTTAATGCACTGGTTTCAGGTAGTATATTTGGTGGTGTATCTGGGAATAAAATTACTGCTATTGCTGGAGAGTCTTCTACTGGAAAGACTTTCTTTTCTCTCGCTGTGGTTAAGAATTTTCTTGATATTCACTCCGATGGTTATTGTCTCTACTTTGATACTGAGGCTGCCATTACAAAGTCACTCCTGGAGTCAAGAGGCATCGACACATCTCGTCTTGTCGTGGTTAATGTTGTCACCATAGAAGAGTTTCGCACAAAAGCACTCAAAGCAGTAGACCTATACTTAAAAAAACCTGAAGGAGAGCGTAAACCGTGTATGTTTGTGTTAGACTCTCTGGGTATGCTTTCGACTGAGAAAGAGATTACTGATGCACTCAACGACAAACAAGTTCGTGATATGACTAAATCACAACTTGTAAAAGGTGCTTTCCGTATGCTCACTCTCAAGTTGGGGCAGGCAAATATCCCAATGATTGTAACCAACCACACCTATGACGTTATTGGTGCTTATGTTCCTACTAAAGAAATGGGTGGTGGTAGTGGTCTTAAGTATGCCGCTTCTTCTATCATCTATCTCAGCAAGTCGAAAGAGAAAGATGGAAAAGAAGTCATTGGAAATATTATCAAGGCAAAGACTGCTAAGTCACGTTTGAGTAAGGAGAATCAGCAAGTTGAAATCCGTCTATTTTATGATGATCGCGGTCTTGATCGGTATTATGGTCTTCTGGAACTCGGGGAACTCGGTGGACTCTGGAAGAATGTTGCGGGGCGTTATGAGATGGACGGTAAAAAGATTTACGCAAAGGAAATCTTAAAGAACCCTGACCAGTATTTTACCGAAGAAGTAATGCAGAAACTCGATGCAATTGCTAAAGAAGAATTTAGTTATGGTTGAACTTAATGATCTGGTTCTTACTTATGAAAATAGTTTAGAACCAGATATTTGCGATTTTCTCATTTCATTATTTGAACAAGTTCCAGATAAACATGAACGTCATGATAATGAAGGAAAACCAAATTTTACTCAGTTTAATTTGACAGAATTTAGAGAACTTTCACCAGAGGTCAATCAAGTTCATAGTCACATCATCAAAAAAGTATTTGAATATCGTGATAAGTATTATGAGTTTATTGACCAAAGAGTTTTCCCACAGGAACATGCATTTGAACAGTTTCGAATAAAGAAGTATAATCCTGGTGGGGAAGATCGTTTTGATACTCATGTTGATGTCGTTGACCACGAATCTGCACGAAGATTTTTATCTTTTATGTGGTATTTAAATGATGTGGAAACTGGTGGAGAAACTATTTTTAAAGACCTGGTTATTCAACCTAAAAGAGGAACACTTCTGATGTTCCCACCACTTTGGATGTACCCTCATAAAGGTAATCCTACTTTAAGTGGACCAAAATATATTATGAGTGCCTACTTGCATTACAAATAATGGAAAGACTTGAACTTACAATTTTACGCAACTTAGTTTACAATGAAGATTATTCCCGAAAAGTCATACCTTTTATTCAACCAGATTATTTTGAGAAAAAATCCGAAAAGGTCACGTTTGAAGAAATTGTTAAGTTCATTGTTAAATATGGTTCAGCAATCACAGTTGAAGCACTTAGTATTGAGATAGATAATCGAACAGATCTCACAGAATCTGAGATAAAAGAAATTCGAGAATTAGTATCTCAGTTTAATGGTAATGCAGTTGAGAAGCAATGGTTACTTGACACTACCGAAAAGTGGTGTCGTGATCGTGCGATCTATCTTGCTCTTATGGAGTCGATTCATATTGCAGATGGAAATAATGAAAAGAAGAATCGTGATGCAATTCCAAGCATTCTTTCGGATGCTCTTGCGGTAAGTTTTGATAATAATATCGGACACGACTATCTTCAAAACTATGAGGAACGTTATGACTTTTATCATCGTAAAGAAGATAAGATCGAGTTTGATTTGGAATATTTCAACAAAATCACAAAGGGTGGTCTCCCTAATAAGACTCTCAATATCGCTCTCGCTGGGACAGGCGTTGGGAAATCGTTATTCATGTGTCATTTGGCTGCTTCCGTCTTATTGCAAGGCAGGTCCGTTCTCTATATCACTCTTGAAATGGCAGAAGAGCGAATTGCAGAAAGGATTGATGCAAACCTTCTCAATACGCCGATTCAGCAATTGGTTGATCTCCCACGTCAAATGTTCGAGAATAAAGTAACCAATCTCTCTAAGAAGACACAAGGATCACTTATAATTAAAGAGTATCCTACTGCCTCTGCTCACAGTGGACACTTTAAGGCATTGCTTAATGAGTTGGCACTTAAGAAGTCATTTAGACCTGATATTATTTTCATTGATTACCTTAATATTTGTGCTTCCAGCAGGTATAAGTCAAACCTTTCTGTCAATTCATATTCGTATATTAAAGCAATTGCTGAAGAACTTAGGGGACTCGCCGTGGAGTTTAATGTCCCAATTGTCTCCGCTACTCAGACCACCCGTTCAGGTTACGGTAATAGTGATGTTGAACTTACTGATACTTCTGAATCCTTTGGTCTCCCTGCTACTGCTGATCTTATGTTTGCCCTTATTAGCACTGAAGAACTTGAGCAGTTGGGACAGATTATGGTGAAGCAACTGAAGAACAGATACAATGACCCTACGATCTACAAGCGTTTCATTGTAGGTATTGACCGTGCTAAAATGCGTCTTTATGACTGTGAGCAAACTGCTCAAAAGGATATACTTGACTCTGGGCAAGATGACGAGTATAATGATGAAGACAAGAAACCTAAAAAGTCGTTTGAAGGATTTAAATTTTAATGGAAACTGCTAGACACG